ATGAGGCACAGCTACCCAATTCAAACTCAGCTCAAGGACAATACAATGGAATATATCTAGGTAGTGGAAGTGTAAGCTACCCACATACCAAAGTTTACACTGAAATAGGACTTGGATTTATGTTGGACGCTAATTTATCTACTCTTAAGTTTCTTAATAAGTGGATGGATTTTATGTTTAGTGGGCAGAGCACAGAATTTAGTGATCAATCGACAAATAAATCATTATCACAAATGACTTCGTTATCATCACCTAGAGCTAGAAATAGAAGTATCCGATTAAAATATAAAGATGAATATACATGTACAATGTTGATCACTAAAACAGAACAAGGACCATCTGCTCCTAATCAAAGAGCTCCAATTACATATGTTTTAGAAGAAGCATATCCATATGCTGTTGATGCTATTCCATTAGCGTATGGTAATGCTCAGATTACAAAAGTTTCAGCACAGTTTTCATATTCTAGACATTATACTCTCCCAAATAATATTACATCTGTCATTGGAAAAATTGTATCGGGGTAAAATATAAAACCAAATTCCATAAATTTGGAAAAAAATTTTCTGACAAAAATTGAGTAAAAAAGTCGCACTAAATATTATTATGATCTGATTTAGGTATAATGGCATTACCACAAGTTGTACTTCCAACATATGAGTTGGAGATCCCATCTTCAGGAAAAAAAATTAAATATCGTCCGTTTGTTGTAAAAGAAGAAAAACTACTTTTACTAGCATTAGAAGCAAATGACGAAAAACAAGTTGAAGATGCCGTAAAATCTTTACTTAAGGGATGTATTCAAACAAGAATTAAAATAGAAGATCTAGCAATTTTTGATCTAGAATATATCTTTTTAAATATTCGTGCTGTATCAGTTGGCGAAACAGTTGAGATGAATATTACCTGTAGAGATGATGAGCAAACTATTGCTAAGTATACATTAAATTTACTAGATGTTAAGGTTACTAAACCAGAAGGTTATGATAATAAAGTTATGCTAACTGATACAATGGGAATGATTTTAAAATACCCATCATTTGATGACTTTATAAGAACTTCAATTTTGGGTCAAGCACCAACTGCAGATGGTGTAATTGAAGCAATGGCATCTTGTATTGATCAAATTTTTGATGGTGAAGAAGTTTATGATAGTTCAACAACAACTAAAAAAGAATTTATTGAATGGGTTGGAGGATTAACTAATAAACAATTTGAAAAAGCAAGACAATTTTTTGAAGATGTTCCAGTTCTAGAGCATACTTTTAGTCTTAAAAATCCAAATACTGGTGTAGTATCTGAGTACACAATTTCTGGGCTAACCAATTTTTTCGGATAGCACTCTTCCATAATAACTTGGAGGGGTATTATAAAACTAATTTTGCTTTGATGCAGCACCATAAATATAGCTTGACTGAGATTGAAAATATGATGCCTTGGGAAAGACAAGTTTATACTACTCTTCTAATGCAATATCTTGATCAACTAAAACAACAACAAGAAGCAGCAAGAAACTAATGGCCCACGGTTTTCTTACACCAGAACCAGTATCAGGAGATAATTTTTGGAAGAATGCCAAAGATTTGTGGAACACGCTGCAAAAATTAAAAAAGAGAAAGGCACCGCCAGACGAGGTGGTGCCCGCAATAGTATCTGAATTACAAAAAGCACTTCCACCAGCAAAACAGAAATTATTATCACCTGCATCACAAAAATTACTTTCTGGAAAAAATCAAGCAGCATTAAGTGGCGCAAAGGCACCAAATATGCTTACTGGATCTCCAGTTTCTAAGATGCTTAGCTCTGGTAAGAGTGAGATTACTATTAAACAACAATTATCTTTACCACCAGGAGGTCCAAGACTTCCTCCATCTGGTGGGATGCCAGATGAACCATCTGCAGAAAAGAAGGGCGGATCTTTTATAGATATGCCTGGAGTTTCTGCTGCTCCTAAAAAACTAGATTCTGAAGCATTTTTTAAAGCAGCACAGACTGGTGTTCATCCAGAGACTGGTAAATATCTTAATAGCGAAGAAAGAAAGGATTTCTTAAAGAAATCAAAAACAAAGATGGATGCTCCAGCGAGTGTAGCATCGGCTGGTATTGCATCTGCTAGCACTAGCGTTACAAAGGGTGATGAACAAATTGTTGCGTCTGTTGAAGATTTAACCAAAGTTGTTGTAAGTCTTGTAGATGCTGTAAAAGCACAAACAGCATCTCAAGCTAAATCTACCGCTCAAGCAAAAGCAAGCGCAGAGAGGACAGCAAATAGAGCACTTGCATCTTCCGAAGAAGGCTTAATGGAAGAGGGAGCTGATTTATCTGGAACAATTACCCCAACATATAGTACTGCTACTGGAGCATTAACTCCTGGAGCAAGTCCTGCAGGTCCTGGCGGCGGCGGCGGTGGAGGCGGTCCAGGATTTGGTATTGGTGGAAAAGTGGCTGCTCAATCTATTGCTAAGCATGGTTTGGGGAGAGCATTACCTAGACTTGGTGCTCATGTTGCTGGAAGAACTGGAGCAAAATTAGGTGCTAAAACAGCAGCAAAAATTGGTCTTGCTGGTGCTGGTAAGAGCTTAGCAAAAAAAATACCAGGAGTAGGACTTCTTGCTGGTCTAGGATTTGGTGCTCAACGTTTATTTTCTGGAGATCCCCTTGGTGCTCTTGGTGAAGTAGCATCTGGAGCAGCATCTACGGTCCCAGGATTAGGAACTGCTGCATCTGTTGGTATTGATGCTGCCCTTGCTGCTAGAGATATGGGAGCAACTCCATTTGCTGCAGGTGGTATTGTTACATCTCCAACATTTTCTTTAACTGGTGAAAAAGGTAAGGAAGGTGTGTTCCCACTTCAAGGTAAAGAAGGTAAGAAGACATTTACAATGTTTGGGGAGGGGATGTTTGAAGCACAAAAGAAACATAAGACTGAATATGCAAAAATACAATCTGCTGGACTAAGACAATATTATGAAAATGAAGATGGTGGTAAAAAACTTGGAAAAAGTTTATCCGATATATGGGGTAAGATAGGTGGAGTTTTAGGAAGTTTATTCAGTGGAACTCTAACGTCTCTAATGGGAGGCAATGCAAATGCAGGAACTTTAGATCAAGCAGCAGATTATCTTGCTGGAGATACTTCTAGCTTAGCATCATTTATTGGTGGTGTTGAATCTGGAAATGACTATACAAAACTTGTTGGTGGGAAGAAAGACGAAGGTATTTTGAATAAAACTGTCTCGCAGTTAAATCAGGAAAAAGGTGGTCAATTTGCAATGGGAAGATATCAAATTCAAATGCGAACTGCCATTGGCGCACTAAAAAAAGCTGGTATAGATCCATCTAAATTTAAATTTGACCAAGCTGGACAAGATAAGTTATTTCAACTTCTCTTGGAAGGGAGAGGATATAAAGATTTTATGTCTGGAAAGATGAGCAAAGAACAATTTGCTACAAATCTTTCAATGGAGTGGGCAGCATTACCCAAAGATGCTAGTGGAAAGTCTTACTATGCTGGTGTTGGTAACAATAAAGCTCATAGAGGTTGGGGAGATACTTTAGCGCAATTAGACACTTTGAAACAATCTGGAAGTCCGATGGGTCCACCAGGAACAGTTGGATCGACTGGAAGTTCTGCTTTAGCAGCAGCTGCTGTTGCTTTAAAAGGTAAAAGTACAAAAGATGGTCCAGATGGTGGAAGAAATGGATGTGTATATGCCGTTAATAAAGTATACAAACAAGCTGGCATAACTCCACCATGGGGGGCCTCTGAATATGTTCCTGATGCAGAAACAAAAATGCAGAAAGCTGGATATAGTCAGGTATCTTATAATGCTAGAAGACCTGGAGATGTTATGGTCATGTATGATAGAAAATCTCCCCCTCAATGTCATATTGGCGTAGTACTTGGAAATGGAAAAGTTTTATCCAATTCTAGCAGAAAAGCACAATTTAATTGGGAAGCTACTCCAGAAGAATATAATAATTATTATGGTGGGCAAGGAAAAATTTATAGAATGCCTGGAGGAACTGCTGCTTCTACTATTGCTAGAAATAATGGAAATGCTTCTCCATCAAACACACCAACATCTAACAATAAACCAAGAACTAAAGCAGATCTAATTGGTAGTAATGGAGCAGCTGCTCCACCAAGAACAAGGTCACGTAAGAGACCACCAAGTGCAGCACCTACTGCTTCTCCTGCAGATATTGCACTTGGCAATGCGATTGCTCAACGATCTTCTGACACTGCTCTTGCTACGGCAAGTAATGGATCTAGAACAACAAATAATAATACTACTGTTGTCAATAATAATAATAATAGTAGCGGTGCGGGTGGAGGAACTGGTCTTACAACAGGCACATCTGCTATATCAACAATTTATAGTTGGAAAGCCGCTAGGAGAAGCTAATATATTATGGCACAAACATTTCAATCTGGAACAGATTTTACTTTAGAAAGTGTAGTGATATCTCCTGCAGATGGTTCCGCAGGACTTCAAATTAAACAATTAGTACAAATTTTTAATTATGTTGAGAGTGTTGATTATCCATGTGTTATGGGTTCATTAGTTATTGTTGATAGTGCTGGACTTATTAACACTCTTCCAATTCAAGGTGGGGAAATAGTAAACATTAGAGTAAAAACCAATGCTGATCCAAATGGCGTTGATTATATTATGAGAGTATGGAAAATAGCAAATCGTTTTGCAAAGAACAAAGATCAAACTTATAATCTTGGAATTGTTTCTGAAGAAGCATTGAATGATGAATTCGCAAGAGTAGAAAAACCATTAACTGGTAAAGCAGATGAAATTATTAATACATTATTGAAAGAGACATTAAAAACTAGTAAAACTTTTTATAGTGAACCTTCTTATTTTTCATCAAAAATTATTCCGAGTAGAAAGAGAGCATTTGATATCGCTGCAATGTTAGCACGAAAAAGTGTACCAGCATCTAATCCAAGAGTTCCAACGTCTGCTGAAACAACAAATGCACCCAAACAACAACAAGAACAAAAAGTTGGTGGGAGTGCTGGTTATTTGTTCTGGGAAAACAGAAGAGGTTATAATTTTTTCTCGGTAGATGCTTTATGTTCTGATACTCCAATAGGTCGTTATAATGGTCAACCTTGGGGTCCATATGTAGAAACAATTGCAGCTTCAGATGATGGTGGCGATGACAGATTTAGGATAGCAAATATAAATTTTACTTCAGAGATTGATTTACTTACTTCAATGAGAATGGGTAAATATTCAACAAAAATGTGCTTTTTTAATCATACAACTGGTCAATATGACGAGTATGTATATGACATGAACGATGCATTTGAAGACATGAAACACCTTGGTTCACAACAAAAACCATCGTTAATAAAACTTGGTCCTAAAAAGTTTTTATCTGATTATCCAACTGGATTAATCTCGGCATTACTAGATCATGAAACTTGGTATAATGAAGCTAAACCAGCATCTCATGAAGAACGAGACGGAGCAACTTCACCATCTTTATATACAGATCGTCACCTAGACTTTGCTGCTCAATCTATTGTTAGATATGAAACATTGGAATATCAACGTGCTACTATGGTTGTTCCAGGTAATTCTCAAATATGTGCTGGTGACAAGGTAGACATTCGTATAACAAATAAATTACCAGGAGAAGGTGCTAAAACAGAACCAACAGATCCAGAAAATAGTGGTGTATATCTTATCATGGAAGTAACTCATGAATATAATACACTTCAATCTACAAATGGAACTTTTACAACAACATTACGTATTGCAAGAGATACACATGGAGTTCCAGATAAAGTATCAAAACATGGCACTAAATAATGTAACAGGAGGAAACTTTAATGGAAACTATTGACGACCA